TGAAGCAATACATGATATGCAAGATTTACGTATAGAAATTGAAGAACGACGATCTCGAGAACAAGAATTGGAGTTGATAATTGCTAAATTAATTAACGTTAAAGCACGACATGAAATGAGTGAAATGACAACTGAAGGTAGTCATGGTGAAGAAACTTCTGAAACATTGAAAGCTTTACAAACGAATATTGTGACTACAACAGAAGAGTCTGAAGGAACTCCTACCAATGCTATTGTTTTAAATCAAATGAGAACGACTACTGAAAATATTGGTAATTATGATAATTTGACTTCACAATGGTATCTTATTGATTCTTTTGTATGGGAAGTAGCTTCGACTGGTGTTTTGCGGGAGTATAGATTACCTCGTGATATCTTGTCTTCAAATGTAGCTGCTAATTCTCCTCCATTGATTCCATTTAATGTGAATTATTTATGGAGAGGAAATTTGGAAGTTAGATTGGAAACTAAAGCTCAAATGTTTTTGACCGGACAATTGCAAATTTCTAGTTTTTATGAATTAGATGCTGATGCGAATGGAGATCTTAGAAAGAATGTATTTACTGCCTCTCAGTCTAATCATGTTTTGGTTAATGCTGGTGGTAGTAATAGTGCTGTTCTTAATATCCCTTATTTTAATAGGCAACCCTTTATTCAGATTAAATCAGATAATTATAATGTTAGTGAACAATCTCTTTTGAATATGGTAAATGTTTTGGTACAAGTTTTGAACCCCCTTAGAGTTGGAACTGGTAGTAGTAGTGTGGATGTAGCTGTCTTTGTACGCTTTGTAAATTCAGAATTTACTGGAAAACGAGATGGTTCGATTGGACTATTTGCTCCTTTGAGTTTTGAAGGTATGAATGTTGGTGATGCTCGCCACGAGATGGATATATTGAGTATGATTGGAACTGGTATTAGTGTTGCAGAAAGTGTAATTCGAGTAGTTAAAGGTAAGAAATCAAAAAATATGGATAATCCCCCCATAGTATCCCCCACTGATTATGTTATTCCATACGCGACTCAGAATTGGGCTAATGGAACTAATATTGCTGAACCTATTAGGACAGTGAGATTGGATCCTGTTGGTTCAACTGTACATGGAGATGTATTGGAAAATATAGAAAGTTTGAATCAAATTTCACAAATTTTTGGTCTTCTACGACAAATAGAATGGTCTGAAAGTAATAATGCTGGTACTACTTTATTTATTATTCCTTGTACTCCTCTAGCTCCTATGAATGAGTATGTTGTTAGTCCCGTGATACCATCGCGAGAAAGCAGATATATTCCACCTGTGGGAGTTGTCGCTAGCTTATTTAACTTATATCGTGGCCCATTGCAATATCGTATGGACTTTGTAGCTAACAAATTTTATTTGGGTGGTTTGATAATGGGATATATTCCTGGAATCACACCTGCTACTATTGTTACAAACGAGATGATTAGAAATAGTGCCTTTACAACTTATTCATTGGATGCTAATAATTTATCAATTACTTACGAAACTCCTTTTATTAATGCTGCTGAATGGTATAATAGCCCTTATAGAAAAGCTTTATCTGTGGAAGATTCTCGAAAGCCTGGTTGTTTTGTGATCAATGTTTTACAAAGATTGCAACAACCTGAAAACGTTAATTCTTCCATAGCTGTGAATATTTATATGGCTGCTGGATCTGGTTTTGAGTGTGCTAATCTGACTCAACCTGCGTTGGTTGAACCAGATGATGCATACCTTGTACTCGATCCCAACTTGATTTTGACCCCGCTACAGTTTGGACAAAGATTACTGAGTTTTCCTATTGGTGAGATATTAGGTTGGGGAGATTTATCTCCCTTTATCTTAAATATTGGCACACAGTATATGACCTGGAGTTCCGTATTTCCTGCAAATTCATTTATGGTTCGTGGTACTCCTGTTCCAATAATACAAGCTTCTGATGGAAATCATGCAGCTGAATATTGGTTGGCTTTGCGACAACTAGCAAGTCCTGGTGATGGTTTTAATATTGTTATGTATGGTATTAATCAGTCTATTGTTGCTAGAAATGCAATTGAGACTGTTTTGAACGCTTTGCCTTATACTGATGCTGATTCGGATAGAACTGCTTTGGCTGCTATACCTGGATCACCGTTTGCTAGTTCTAATGGATATTTGTTCCCGAATGTATCAACTTGGACCATAGTATGGACTCAAGGTGATCCCCCTGAAACTTTGATTGTAACTGATGCTCGTCATGAAATGAGTGAGCGTGAAAATGCCCCCAATATTGTGACAAGTGTTCAACACTATGCTACTAATGGATGGGGTATGGGAAGTTTTGGTGAAGATTTTGGAAATGTGAAAGATTTGTTGAGACGACCAATTCATTTTGAAGATTTTATCTATACTGATAATTCGAGCAATAAATATCCTAATGCTTTGTTTAAATTGAAAGTGACCCCTGTACCCCCAAGACCTGATCGAACGGATCAATTTGATTTGATTAATCGATCTTCACATACAAAAATTTTGTTATCTGGATATCGATATTATCGTGGAAGCATGAGATATCGAATAATTATGCCATATCTGCCTGGTGCGTATGCCTGGGTGCAGTATGATTCTTCTGATAAGATTGGACCTACATCCATTAACTTTCCTGTTATTGGACGTAGAACCCCTATTATGACTCATTCGAATCCTATGGATATATTGACTTTATCTGTTAATCAGATTTTGAATGTTGAAATCCCATGGTATAATCCTAATCAAATGAATTTGTTGCAAACGACGATAGAAGAAACTCTTGACACTGATCAACGAATTTCATCAGATATGGGAAGTATAACGGTTGGTGTTAACACCAATACTGCTACTGCTATACCTGGAAATTATGTGATCAATGTTTTTAGTAAAGTTGGAGATGATTTCTGTCCCTATGTATTTCAAGGATTTCCCCCTATGACTTTTAATCTTTATTTGAATCCTACCGCACCTGGTTTGTTTGAAAAGAATAAATTGTTGCGTGAAGGAATTGAACCTAATCCTGGACCCTATAATGTTGGACAAAGACGTTTAATTCGACCTTATCTAGTTACTGATGCAAGACATGAAATGTTATCTAGTATGGTTGGAAAAACAGTGAAAAC